GGCGCGGAGCACGCCAGGTGGCTCGCGATTCATTGGGCGGCAATGCCGCCTCCAGCACTAGGGTCGACGTCTGGGATCAGCAATGTATTTACTCCAGCAAGCATCGGGTCCGAGAGGCCGTTGAGCTCCGCGATGCGTATCCACTGAGTTGCATCAGCAAGTTGAACGGCGGCGATGCGGAACAGGTTGTCGCCGGCAACGGGAATACTTTTCATGGTCAGGTGCTCGCGTTTGCCAGATTGGTTGCAGTCCTGCGGACGTAGGAGTCGGCGGAGGAAAGTGAGCTGAGTTGACCAGCAGCATCGGTTGCAGCCGTCAGCCCCGCTACTCCTACCGGGGCGGATTCGACATCCGCGACACTGACTCCGGTAAGTGTGTTTTCAGACGCTTGGATGGCGGTTCTTATTGAAGACCGGGCGTCGATGAGGCAGGCTTGGACGGCGGTATAGGCGGCCGTGCCTCGAGTGGTGGCCCCCTGTGCCGCAAGTGCCGTTTGCAGCGGCGACAGGTCCACACCGGCGTACGATGCGTTAACGGTGGCTGCGCCCACATCTGCTAGCGCAGCGGTGGCAAGCGAAACCGCCGATACCAAGAGTGTCGATGCCTCGTCCTGGATCACAGTGCAGACGATGCGGTAAGGAATCCACCAGCTGCTGCGATAGTCGGCGCAAAAGTCACTGATCAGTACTGTGTAGAACAGCACGTCCCATGTCAGCGGCAAAGCGATACCAGCGACGCGCAATTCGTCCAGGCTGCGAGCACGAAGTATTGCGTCTGAACCCGCGAAGATGCCGGAGAAGCTGATCTGTGCATCGTCGCGCCCCAATGCATCGATCACCCGCGACCCGCTTGGCAGGCGATGCAGGGCGAAGCGTTGCCTGCCACCGAAATTGATTCCAGATGGAATTTCAAAGTCTTGAAAGACGATCGGACCGAGCAGCAACGCCACATCAGCCATGGGCGCCCTCGCTTAATGTCGTAACCGCGCGCTGGCCGGTATTTGCCTCGCCCTGCAAGGTTGCCGCGCTGTCGCAGTGGAACGCCACTGCGATAGCAACGGGTGCTGTCATCGCGGTAAGGGAGGGCGGTGCTTCGTCGTTGAACCAGAGGACGAATGGTATACCAAATTGTTCCATGCGTTCAGGAACCAGTGGGAGCGCCAGGATAAATTGCGCTCATGCGCGGATCGATGCCCGTCGTCATCGCGCCTGGGCGCGAGGCATATTTTTCGAGGTGATCGATTACCCATTGGCCGAGTTGAGCACCATCCAGGATGATCGTGCCTTGCCTCGGCTCTGACTCGGCCTGCGGCGACTCCGCGGGAGCTGCTCGCGACTGTGGTACTTCTGGCTGTGCGGCCATGTCGGGACTGACATTGAGCGGCTCTGCCGTGTTGGAAACGACCCTGTCCGGCGGCGCGACATTTTGTGTCGCGAAGGTGGGTAGTGTCGATTGTGACGTAAGGCCCGGGGCCACCGCACCAATGACAATCCGCTGCAGCAGTGAGTTCTCCCGAGGTGTCCCGATGTTATCAGTGGCGGTGGTTGGTGCTATCGGAACTGGTTGCGCGATGGCTTGCGGCAGCAATGATCGGATCAACACATCATTATCGGGAGCACTCGATGGTGACGGCGCATGGTCGGACGCCGCGACGCTCGGTGGCGGCTCGACGGAAGCTGGCGCCGCAGGCGCAGCCACTACGCCAGGAACAAGGGATGCGATGGGTGTCGTCAACTGTGGTGGCTTGCGCGGTGTAATCGCGGCGCTTTGACTCGCCACTTGGTGAGGTTCAATCAGGCTTGCGTCGGGTCGTGGCATCGCCAATGTCCGCGGGGGCTGGGCTTGATCCAGCTGCACTTGCGGTTTGGGAACATCGTCAGCAGTCGGCCAGTATGCCGAAGGAGTGTGAGCCCGTTCTTGCGCGGAGCTCCATTGTTCCCCACGCTCGTCGTGGGGGTGTGCAGCACGTGTCGGCACGCTTATTGGTGCGGCGTTGATGTCGAATGCGCTCAGCCGCTCGCCGAGGTGCGTCATGGTCTCTAACATCGCTCCACTGGAAGCAACAGTGCGCCCCAGTGCCATCAGCTCCCGTTCGGCCATGGTGATTGCACCGGACACGCCATGGCTGAGTGCGAGTCTGGCGCCGATCGCCGGGGGGTCATTATCGGTCACTCTCGACTACCCAACGCAGTGTGCGCCAATCGAATGTTCTGCCATCCAATGAGCCAAGTGCGACAACGAATGCCATCCGTTCATCGGTCGGCAGGCTAAAAGCGACGTCGAAAGGCACCCCGTTCCGGACCAGATAGAGGCAGTCGATCAGGTCGGGGTGCCTGCTCAGTTTCCCGCCGTGTCTACCATCTCGGCTGTAGTGGTTTCCGCAGATTGCTCCAGCACCTGCGCAATCGCCGCGACCCCCGTATCGCCGAGGCGGCCAATCATGGCTTCTATCTGGAGTTCATTGGATGGTGAAGGTATCGGAACATTGTCGATGGCAGCCACCGAACAGGCGATGAGTGCCATTCCCAGCCATGGCTGATTCTGTGCGAGTGCTGGGCCGGCCGCCTTGAACAGCCTGAGCCTATCGAGTGCAGTAAGCCGCCTGATGGTGAGGCGCCGGCCATTGCCGTCGAGGACATTCTCGGTGGTGGCGGCGACCGCGACTATGGATGCAGACGGGGTCATCAGATGCGGCGCCTACGGACGGCGAAGAATTCCAGCTTTTGCCTGACGCTGCTGTCACCCTTCCAGATCCCGGCATTACTCAGTTTGAATGTCACGCTGTCATATTGGTAGGTGGATGTGGATCCATTTGTCTCAGTGACATACTGGTACATAGTGCTGGGCGGCGGGTTGCTGCCGTTGAAGTATTGCTGCTCAGCCGCAGCAATGAAGTCATCGACGGTCGAGTTGCCGCGCTCGAGCTCGAAGCTGCCCTCCCAACCTTTGGGCAACTCGGTGCCCAAGTGGGTGCCATCCAGCCTGTCCACCCGTACCGATTGGGTTATCTGGCGGCTGTCGAACGACGTGACGTGGGTCAGGTCGATCCGTCCGGTTGGGCCGATCAGGACCAACTGCGTGTCACGGCCGATAGAGAACATGGTCAGAGACATCTGGTTAGCTCCTTACGCCGCCTGGCCACTCGGCAGAGTCTGGCGGGACACCTGCACGGTCTGACCGCCTTCCATGTTGACGATGAACTTCTCGTTGATTGCCTGGTATTGCACCTGCGCATCTGATTGAACGTAGCCGAGATCGGTCCGGCTGGGGGGATTGTTGGACGTGTCACAGATCACGCTGAAGGGCAGGCTGCCGTCCGCGCTGCCAAGCAAACCCTGCCCGAGCATGTTCTGCAGAAACGCCAGCTGCGTGGCGCGTATCCTGCGGAACAAGTCCGCGGTGATCACCTGACCGACGTATTGACCCATACCAGCTGAAAGCGTCGCCGCGATGTAGTTTGTCAGGCGTGTGTAATTGTCTCCGCTGACGGCGGCATTGGATGACGAGTTGTGACCACCACGCACGCCCCAGAAATTGCCGCCAGGCTGTGGATTGCTGACCACATCGATGCCCGCGCTCAACAGTGCTGCGAGGTCCGCGGACGAATAGGAAGCGCTCTGGCCCGAACCCGGTGTGCCGGACTTCTGGCTGCCGATGACACTGTAGAGTTGCTTATTGAGGCTGGACTGTTCAGGTGAGAGGTTCGCCAGGCGCCCGGCAGTAAACCCCTGCGGCGATACCAGGCGGATTGCACCATTGACTTGATCGGACCACCATAGCCAGTCACCGAACATCAGTTTCGCTGCGTAACTGTCCAGCCCCGCCTGCTGTTTGACGGTGACGGCGTTCTGGATGCTGTCGCCGGCCGGACCCGTGAGGACCATGTAGATGCCTTCCTCGAGTCCGAACTCGGCCTGTGTTGTCCAATAGTCGGGATCATCGGCGTCCGATAACGTTGCAATCCAGCAATCTTGGCCGCGCAGTGCATACAAGCCAGAGCGCGGCGGGATATCGGCGCCGACGAGGCTTGTTACCGTAACGCTGACCGCGCCGTCCGATCCGGCGGATGTGGAGCCGAGTGCAACGGAAAAGGCACTGGGCGCGATGGTGGCACCGCC